AACTGGTTTGAGTCCTTTGACGTACTCTTCATAGTGCTCCTTTGTAGTAACTTCCTGTGGTAAATATAAATAGCCAAGGTCCATAGCTGTTTTAGTTGGGTCCATTCTATATAAGAAGGATACACCAACATAATGTTCCCAATTGGCAAGTAACCAGTCAATGATGGCTGGTACTTCATCAGGGCTGTAGCTAATGGTATTGCTGACGTTCTGTTGGCACCAGTGTACTTGATACTTCTTGTAGCGCTCTAGTTGGTCAATAGCTGATTCCAGATTAACTTCAACTACGGTACCATCAGACATTGTAGATTTGTCAAATTCAACATGCTCCCAAGCAATCGGGAACTTGACGATGATACCTTCTGTTGGCTGATTAGGGTTAGGCTTAACCTCATAGCCAGCTTCACGGAGCTTAGGTAGTATTGGGTCATTCTTACCGAAGTTAATATAATTGAAGATGTATTTAGCCAATGGCTTATGCACACCCTCTGTTGTTCCCATCACTTTGCTTAATGTCGTTTGTGTTACGGGTGTATCGTTTCCATACATCCTCTATACATTTCTATATAGACCAGACTATATCATACTCCATAATGTATGGAGCCTCTCCGCTTCGAGCTTACTTAAGCCCTACTCCCTTTCGGGATAGTCGTTGCACCTTCCTATGTTTTATAGGCTTGGCTCAGGATTAACATTATTACATACCATAGAACATAGAGCTATAAAAACTGCCTTCTATATAGTTTATTTTACTATATCGATCGTATGGTATATAATTTTAGTTTTTCCCTGAATTCAAAGAGTTTTCAATATATATTACTATATAAGGGGGCGATTATGTCCACCCGAGGGCTTAACTGTAGTAACGTTCTTAGGTCGCTGTAAGCCTAGCTCATCAGCCATTGAATAAGCACCAGTAATGGCAACTAGCTTCATTTGCTGTAGGTCATATGGCTCAAGGTCATCACGTTGTGCGATACCTGTTAGACCAACACCACAGAGACGAAGGAATTCGTTGTTAAGATGCCAAGCCTCTTGAAGGATGTCATCCTTTAGGTTTACTAATGTCTGACGATAGTTGGCTCTGGCAGCTAGCTGTAGTGCCATATGCAAGCCAGTACTATCTCCACGGAATTTAGCAATGTCAATCTCTACAAGGTTACAGAAGTTCTTGTTACCGAGTAAGATTTCACAACAAGGGTTGCTGCCTTTAAACCACGGTGCACGGGTTAATGCTGCCTGACCATTCACGAACCCTGGCTCTGAACCGCCCGACTCTTGCATTAGTGTAAAGATATACTCTAATTCAGAGACACTGGGTTTGTCATAGAAAACTAGCGAATTATTAGACTGACCACGTTGTATGTTATCGTTCCAGAACTCACGCTTAGCGACAGCAAACTCTTTCCATTCAGGTTTGCCATACTCAAATAATGCTATCTGAGCAGACCTACGAGAGGAAAGAATTGTACCTAGCCAATTGATGATGTCTAGTATGTCAATTCTAGTTAACAACTGTCCAGCACGTTTGTTAAGTATCTTAGCAATGGCTGTATAAGCAACCGCTATTGCTGAATCACCAGAGCTAATCCATCCATAGCCTGCTAGTCTTTCACCTGCTGGTCTGAGTTCAGTGAAGTCAAAAACCAATCTGGAAGCGTTGTACTTTCCAGCAAGGAGCTTACCAATACTCTTTGCCCAAGCCTCTGCTGAATCTCCAATTTTGATAGTCCAGACTCCGTCTTCGAAGGATTCTTGGTTGAACTGGTTGCCGCCTTTGGCTGTTCGGTTGGTTCTGATAACATCAATGTCCTTTATTGGCTTAAAAAAGCCATTGAGTGTACCTGTGATTGGCTTGAAGCCAACACCACAGCCTTGCATTAATAGCCATAGTACGTCAACTACGTCATAGACTGTTTCAACTTCTGTGAAGCTACAGTTGAACTGTGATGCTTCACGACGCTTGGCAATGTCAGTACCGCCTAGCCATAATGTACGACCTGATACTGATACCTTACGGTCAAGCATTAGCTGTTTAAATCGCTGAAGTTCTAGTAGGTCTGCTTCTGATAGTGGTGAGCTTTTAGCCCTTTCCCACAGCCATTGCTGATGACCACGTACTCGCTCACAGATTTCTTCCCAAGATTCAAATTCAGTTTCAGCTGCATCTTTCGGGCGAGAGTAAGTTCTACGAACTACTACATCTGCACGGGTCTTCATTATGCTGCCTGGTTTTTATCTAGGTCAATTAGCATTTGTCGAAAGCCAGGAGTTGACTTCTTAATAGAAAGTAATGTCATTCTAATACGCTTAGAAGCTGCCTTCGTAGGTTTAGTGTTATAGCTGTTTAGCTCATTAACTAAAGTGTTAGCGAGGGTTTGTAACTGTTCCATATTTATCCTTTGGTATTGTGTGGGCTGTTTAGCCCACATGTTACGGATATGTAATCCGTAAATAATGAGCAATACCTAACGCATCACAACGACCATCAAGGATTCCACCTTTACTGCCAATTAGTTCTGCTGTTGGATATAGTCTACTCATAACCTCAAATGTTCCTTTTTTGCCAGACTTTGGTGGAATATGGCATGCTTTTTGCCAAAGCTCGGGACCAACTGTATCATAACCAAGCGTCAAAGCCTGTAACATACCTTCTATTTCACCTAGACGTTGACCGAAGGAGAACATAGATGATACACCTTGCCCAGGCATTGCTGAGACAGCTTCTACTGCTATCATTCGAAATGCTAGGACAAGCACAGATTCTAAGTACGCTATGTATCCAGCTAAGCTGGCTGTTTTAAAATCAGTAAAAGTGATTGTTCCATTATCACTTATACAACACATACAGCCATTGGCTCCAGGGTCAATTCCTAGCCATTGTTTCATGCCGGGAATGTGGCTGATGTTGCGAACGGATTAGCTGTTGCAGCTGCTGGTTTTGCGGATGCTGTTGCTGATTTGTCTGCCTTTTTAGCAGCCTTCCAAGCAGCCACATCTTCAGCTGTAAGCCCGTCTCTGTAGGTTACGTTAGCTGCATACTCTTGGTCTTTAGCTAATTGCTCACCTAATTTACTACCAGCGATGATTTCAGATGCGGATGCACCATCTTCACGATAGAATGAACGGATGCTACGGTCTTCTCTGATTTGGTTGTTATAGATGCGATATTCGTACTGTACACGCATTTGCACTGGTAAGTCAGTGAAGTCTGTTAGCACAGCTAAATCTGTAGGTACTTTATCTTTACCAAGTAGGTGTTCCTGCACTTCAGGGTCAGATACAGCATCAATGCCAGCGATAACACATAGCTTGTTAAATACCTTAGAAGCGAAGTTCTCAGAGCCATCATTGTTGTCTAATTTGAGACCATAGATTACCTCCGATGAACCTTGGTAATCAATATTGAAGTCGATTGAACGAGCACCCTTATCATTGACTTTTACTGAAATTACCTTTAGTGTTACATGGTAGATACCTGATTGAGAGATATAACTACCTCCACCATCTTGAACTGATTGTAAATCTTTTTTAACTACGAAAAATGCCATTGTTATTCCTTTATAGTGTGTATTGTTCAGCAGTGTTTTTAGCTGCTGTTAATTTGTTAATATGTGCTTGAAGATTATACTCTTCGACTGATTGATTGTCTGGTAGGTCCTCTAAGGTTGTACGAGCAGCGAACTTTGGTGAACGATGATGGACGATACGTTTGCCATTCTTAATCTCTATAAAAATGGAGTTATCTGTCTCTGATAACCAGCCACCTTTTTTAGCAAAGGAGCCTTGTGCTACTAGTTCGTAGATGGCAACATCTGGATTCCATACAGCATGGGAGACGATAACTACGTTGATGCCGTTAGGAATTAATGTGCCTTCTATGTATCTATTGAACTCAGCTACTTCTGAGTTGACGTTTTTCCATACTTCGAAGCCTTTATGGATTCTATTACAGTTGTCTGCTATTGACTCAAATATTTTAGATACTGAGTCAAATGCAATGATTGCTGGTAGTTTGTTAAACTTCTCTTTATAGATGCCTAACTTAGTATTGACAGTGGCAATTAGTGCTGACACTGATTGAAAGCTGTCAATGTTTGTATGTGGCTGTGCGAATGGATATTGTTTACCATCGTGTGCAACTACATATACGTCTTCTAACGATTTTAGAAGGGTTGTCTTACCGCAGTTGGCTAAACTGCTGATTAGTAACTTAACTGCCATGTTGCTCCTTTAGTCTGTAATCCCTGAAAAGTAGATAAGCTAACTTAGAGTCATTGTAATACGCCTCGACTGTTTCACAGATAAGCTTCAGCACATTTTCAATAAATTCTAGGTCTTCGTTTGTAATTGTCTCAGTACAAACACCTATTGTTGCAGGGTAGTCTTTCATTGGCTTACCTGTCTTGTCACTGATGCGACCTACAATGGTATTAGTAATCCATACAATACGAATACGGTTGATAGGAATTCCAAGTTTATTGTAGATGTAAGCGTAGGTAAGCAACTGATAACGATAATGCTGAGGTATCTCTGTTGGTGGTGACATATAGGAGGTTGTTTTAAAATCTACTAGGCAGTCACCACTAACTGCGTCTGCTGAACCAGCTACAAAATATCCTGGTTGGATTTCTGTATGGATTAGTTCTTCAGAACGCTGTGGGATACCGGCTTCACGGAGATAGTCAATGAGTGCCTGACCCATTGGCTTCCACTGCTCAGCTACATAGGAAATATCTACATCTGGATTAGTGTTAGATGCTAGAAACTTCTCTATCTCAGGTACATCAACTTTCTTGGTCTTAACATACTCTTCTGCACAGAAATGTACAATCGTACCTAGCACAGATGCAGTATTGCCAAGGAACGTATCTTCACCAAGTATTTCGGAACGAAACCATT